TGTTTTAATACAAGATAATGATACAGGCACCAATAGACTAACCACGTCATCATCTGGCCCTGTCTACTTGTATCATTCAGGAAACCTAAAGCTAGCCACCACTTCTACTGGGGTCGACGTATCAGGCACAGTAACGGCTGATAAGGTAGTTTCGCAAAATGGCACTATTGAGCTAGACGATAATGGATCACACAACGGTATTATTAACGCTCCTGCTTCTTTGTATGTAAACTTTGACAGTGACAATAATCACGCTAGTGAAAAAATTGTGTTTGGTTATGACAGAGACGCTACGAGTGGCGGCACAAATGTCATGGAGATTAACACCACAGGCATAGACGTAACAGGCAACGTAAATTTACCTGATAACGGCAAACTTGTTGTAGGTGATAATAACGAACTACAGATATTTACTAATGGAGGCACATCATACATACATGAAGTAGGGGCTAATGATTTATATATCAAAGGTTCAAGTATTTATATTACTGACTCTGACAATAACCAATTTATCCATTGTAACGATACGGGAGCTGGTGGCGCTGTTTTGCTGAAACATACTGGTAGCACTAAGCTCGTCACTACTTCTACTGGCATAGACGTAACAGGCACAGTGACTGCTGATAACTTTAGGTCTGATTCAGCAAACACTGGGTATAATTTATTAGCTCGTGATGATGCTAATGTATCGACATACATTCAAAATGGAGGTACAGGTCATGTGTTGCAAGTTCGCTCAGGAAGTATGTCTGCTGGTCAAGGTAATCTGCACCTACAAGTAGCTAATAACGGAGACATATCCTTTTATGAGGATACAGGCACAACACCTAAGTTTTACTGGGATGCTAGTGCTGAGAGCTTAGGCATAGGTACTAGTAGTCCTAGTTCTAAATTACATGTACAGGGAACGTCTTTCTTTTTTGACCAAGCCGTCTTTGACGACAAAGTAGGTATAGGTACTAGTAGTCCTAGTGCATTACTTCATGTAGACGGTTCCGCAGGTGATTTAATCAAAGTTACATCCCCGTCTGTAGGCACAGGTTACATTGGTGTTGAAACAGGTTACACATACATCAATGCCAATACGGGCGGAGCCTCCCTACGGTTTGAGACACAAGGCGCAGAACGTATGCGTATCGACTCTAGCGGTAGGGTAGGTATAGGTACTACTAGTCCTAGTACTACATTAGATGTATACGGCAGTGCAAGCATCCGATCAGGGTACAACCTGACATGGGGCGGTGCTTACGGGGCAAACATCCCCACTATTTACGGGGTATCAGGCGCAAACTCCTACTTAGCTTTTAACCCTGCTGGTACTTCTGGTACAGCCATGCGTATCGACTCTAGCGGCAACGTAGGTATAGGTACTAGTAGTTTTTACTCTGGCAATATTGTACAAGCCACTAATAATAGAGACAGTGCTACACGGATTGGCGCTGACAACCAATCAAATACCGCTAATGCTCTGGCTGGGATTAAATTAGACGCTTACGGAGGCGGTTGGAGTATCGATGTTCCTCGATCTACTAACTTTTCTAACCCCTTAAAGTTTAACTTCGGCTCAACAGAACGTATGCGTATCGACTCTAGCGGCAATGTACTTGTTGGTAAGACTTCAAACTCTATTGATACTGTTGGTGGTCTGATAAGAGCCAACGGGCAAATTGGAGGCTGTGCTGTTAATAACTATGCTGGCGTGTTTAGCCGCAATTCGTCAGATGGTGATATTGTATTATTCCGCAAGGATGGCAGCACTGTTGGCTCAATAGGCGTGAAAGACAGTGACCTTCACATAGGCAAAGGCGCAGTTGGTATTTCTTTTGATGCTACAGGCGCAGATGGTATTAGGCCGTTTAACACTAGCAGCTTGACGTACAGAGACAATGCGATTGATATAGGCGGTGTGTCTAGCCGCTTCAAAGACGGACACTTTAGCGGTACTGTAAATGCTAACGCATTCGTAGGTGATGGTAGTGGTCTTACTGGTATTTCTGGTGGCGGTGCTGGTGGTTCTACTGCTATTACCATGAATGATAATGTAAAAATTAATTTAGGTAATACATCAACAACTGTTGGTGAGCTGTATAACGATGGCAATACAACTATACTAAATAGTGATTTAGCCAATGGCGATGGTTTTGCCTTAAAGACTTATGATCGTGAAATGCTAACTGTAGCTACTGTATCTGGGGGCTGGGGTTACTATAGCGCTGTTAGGCTTTGGGCTGCTGGCTCGAATCCCGGTGGGACTTTTCATGATTGGGTTTTAAACACTAATAACAGTGAAGTACAAATAAAAGGCGACTGTGTACCGCAAACAGATAATACCTATGATTTAGGTGACAGCCGAAGATGGGATGACATTTACGCAACCAACGGCACTATCCAAACATCTGATCGAAATGAAAAGCAAGATATTGAAGAGCTAACTGCCGCAGAACAACGTGTCGCTTTTGCTTGTAAAGGTCTAATGCGTAAGTTCCGCTGGAAGTCTGCTGTTGAAGAAAAAGGTGATGATGCTCGTATCCACTTTGGCATTATCGCCCAAGACCTACAGGCTGCCTTTGAAGCTGAAGGCTTAGATGCTGGACGTTATGCTATGTTTACAACTAGCACTTGGTGGGAATCAGATCGTGTTGTTTATGATGACGATATTGATAAAGAATACACGGAAACAGTAATCTTTGATACCTTAGAAGAAGCCCCAGAGGGCGCTGTAGAGCGTACTCGGATGGGTGTACGTTATTCAGAACTTTTAGCGTTTATTATCGCTGCAACTTAGGAAATTTAATAATGACTGACTTTACTTGGAAAATTAATCAATTAGAACGTAAAACTGCTGATGACTATGTACTAGTTGTACATTATGGTGTCGATGCTGTAGATGGTGAGTTTAGCAAGGGCGCTTATGGCACTCTTAGCTTTGACCCAGAATCACAGCCTGCAAGCACTGACTTCAGCTCTTTAACAGAAGATACAGTTTTAGGTTGGGTATTTAGCAAGGTTGAAAAAGACGTTGTAGAAGCGCAGCTAGAAGCGGTTATTGCTGAGATGAAAGAGCCTAGTGTTGTAGCTGGGACTCCTTGGGACGTACAAGTAGAAGAAGAGTAAAGCTTGCTGGAGGACATATATGCCTATGCAGAAAAAGAAATCAACAGTAAACAAAGCTGGTAACTATACCAAACCTACTATGCGTAAGAACTTGTTTAACAAGATTAAGTCAGGCTCTAAAGGTGGTAAATCTGGTCAATGGTCTGCACGCAAGGCTCAAATGTTAGCGAAAGAATACAAAGCTAAAGGTGGAGGCTATAAATGAAAGGCGTTAATCACTACAAAAAAGATGGTACTGTCCATAAAGGCGGTACACATAAAATGCCTGACGGTTCTCTGCATTCAGGCAAGACTCACGGCAAGACTAGTGAGACGTTATTTCATTATGGTGCTTTGTCAGATAAGGCTAAAAAGAAAGCGAGGAAGTCATGGCGCTAAAAAAGTCTCAGAAGTCTTTAAAGAAGTGGACTAAGCAAGAGTGGCGCACACCTTCTGGCAAGCCTAGTGGAAAAACTGGTGAAGTTTATGCACCAGCTAAAGCTATTAAAAAGCTAAAGTCTACTGCGGCAGGCAAGAAAAAATTAGCAGCAGCTAACAAGAAGAAACGTGAAGCTACAGCTAAGGGGAAACAGCACGCTAAACACGGATTACACAAAGGTAAAAAACGATGAAAAAGAAAGACTCACGTTTAGATAAAACTGGTGTCAGTGGTTACAACAAGCCTAAGCGAACCCCTAATCACCCTACTAAGTCACACGTTGTTGTGGCAAAAGAAGGTGATCAAGTAAAGACAATTCGTTTTGGCCAACAAGGCGTATCAGGTGCTGGTAAAGCCCCTAAGACTGCTTCTGAGAAAGCACGTAAGAAGTCATTTAAAGCCCGTCACGCTAAAAACATATCTAAAGGTAAAATGTCTGCGGCATACTGGGCTGACAAAGTTAAATGGTGATCTGATGGCCGAATTATCTGAAGACACAGCGGTAACAATTCCGCTCAGAAATCTGATTGCAATGATTGCATTTACATCAGTATCTACAATGGCGTACTTCTCTGTACAAGAGCGGTTAAACACCCTTGAGCATGCTTTGGATAAAACTCAGATGGACATAAGAGCTAACTCTGAGTTCCGTATTAAATGGCCTAGAGGCGAATTAGGCGCTCTCCCTGCTGATGCACGTCAAGATATGTTAATCGAATATACAACGGGGCTTCTCGATAAAGAGATAGTCAAAAGCGAACAACTTTTAGATGACATACATAACCTCAAGTTAAGGCTTGCTGCTTTAGAAAAAGGTTTAAGTCCAGAGTAAGAAATATAAACAATTCAAACATAAGCATTTAATAGGGAAATCGCTAATGTCCGAACAACGCTTTGATAGACTAGAAAACAGTCTTGATAGACTAACTAGTAAGGTAGATCAAATGTCAGAAGTTGTGACCGCTTTGGCTCGTATTGAAGAAAAACACGTAGCCGTACAACAACGCTTAGATCACCATGATAGGCGTTTAAATAAACACAGTGATGCGCTAGACGAGTTATTTGTTGATACAACCAAAATGGCAAAGACTTCAGGCACTAACGAATGGTTCATTCGTATCTTAATAGCAAGCATGGTAGGCACAGTAGCCTATTTATTGAGAGGATAAAATGACATACAAAGAATTAATTAATGAAGTGCTGCGAAGGCTCAGAGAAGATCAGATAACTTCTGATTGGTCTGGTGCTTTAGCTACTGCTGCTGGCCCTACTGATTATCAGAAGATGGTTGGTGATTTTGTCAACGACGCTAAGTATGAAGTAGAACACTTTTGGGATTGGCAAACTTTACGTGTAACTGCTGGTATCAATACTCAAAATGGAGATATGTCTTACTCTTTAGTAGGAGCAGGATCAGACTTTCGTGTATTAGATGTTATAGACACTACAACAGGTCGTCACCTAAAGCAGATACCTTCTGCTGAGTTAAACAATAAAGCATTTCCAGTAAGTGATCAAGTAACTGGAGAATCGTATCAGTATGGTTTTAACGGCATAGACAATGAGCTAGACATGGTTGTGGACTTATGGCCCATACCTGATGATCAACGTCAGATTAACTTTAACATTGTTAAGCCTCAAGATAAGTTGTATTTAGCAACTACTCAGATATATGTAAACCCACAAGCAGTTATCTTAGGTGCTTATGTACGTGCATTGTCTGAGCGAGGTGAAGATGGCGGCACACAAGTTTCTGTAGCTGCTGGTGAATATCAAAATGTTCTTTCTAGAGCTGTACAGATAGATTCTAGCAAGACTCAATATGAGACTGATTGGTATGCCAACTAAACCACTTGCCCCTGTAGTACTAGACTCTGTAGGTGTTTTTGGCCTAAATACACAGTCTAACGCATCCAGCCTTGATCACAGATGGTTGACTAAGGCTGATAACATTATGATTAATTCTGAAGGTCGTCTTACTTCTCGTAAAGGTGTAAAGCAGTTTAGTGCCTCTATTGGTAATTATGCTGTTAAGTCTATAGCTGAAGTAACAAAGACAGACTCTACTACAGAGATGTTTGCTGCTGCTAATAATACAATATACAAGTTAGACAGAAGCGTAGTGCCTGCAACAATGACAGCACAGACATTTAGTCCCACAGCTCCTACGATTACTGATGATCATTGGATGTTTTCTCAGTATGACGATGACCTATTAGGAGTACAGGGTGGACACGAAGCTATTCATTACGATAGCTCTACTGGTACTTGGTCTAAGATGTCTGATACATCTACATGGGGCTCGCCTACTGGAATTACTACCTTCGATCCTTCTTGTGCTGCAAGTGCATTTGGACGTAGCTGGGTAGGAGGTTTATCAGAAGACCCTAACACATTGTTCTACAGTCAAGTGGCTAATCACCACAACTTCAGTGCTTCTGGTTCCGGTAGTCTAAACATGAATGCTGTGTGGGGCTATGATGTTATTGTAGGAATAGAGATATTCAACAACCAATTAATTATCTTTGGTAAGTTTAATATTGCCATCTATAATGGCCCTTGGGACATTGATGTTACTGATGGTACTGAACGCTTTGGTCTTGCAGAAATAATCAAGGGGGTAGGTTGTGTCAGCAGAGATTCCATTAAGGCTTTCGGTGAAGATATTCTATTTTTATCTGCTGATGGTGTTAGGTCGCTTAATAGAACGAAGATTCAAGACAAGATGCCATTAACAGACTTGACTAAAAATGTCAAGAACGATATAATAAAATCTATCACTTCATCTAGTCACGACGAAATAAAAGCTGTTTACAATCATGCAGGCGGTTATTACATAATTTCATTTACTGGAATTAACGAACACTACGCTTTAGATTTTAAAGCAGTAAATCCAGACAATACTCCTCGAATAACTAAGTGGGTATTCTCAAAAGCAAGAGCTCCTAAGTCTTACCTTTCTTTATATACTGGAGAGTTATACATCGGTATAGGGGATTCAGATAAAGCAGGCGTAGTTGCAGAGTATGATGACTACTTTGATGCTGACTACGATACGGGAACTTCTAGCTGGGTTAATAACAGTTATCAAACAAGTTGGAAGTCTGTTTATATGAACTTAGGCAATCCTTCTATTGCAAAACTACTTAAAAAGTTTGAGTGTGTAATAGATGGTGGTCGTGAATCAGATATAAACATCAGATGGTACAGAGACTATTCTACTAAGTATGATGACCATACATTTACGCTAAGTCCTGTAGCTGAAGGTGCTATTACTTTGTTTGGATCGTCAACTTCATTGTTTGGTAATTCTAAATTTGCACCTCTATTTTTTCCTAAAGAATACAAAGTAAATCTTTCTAAGTCTGCTAAGGTTCTACAGATAGAGATGGTAACGACAGTTAAAGGTTTTAAAGGTGCTCTACAGAGCATGACAGTTATAGCTAAGGGTGGGAAAATCCGATGAGTAATTATTCAATACAAAACAACTGGGCTGGTAAAGATGCTCTCGCAGATTCCGACCCTAATAAAGTAATCAGTGGAGACCTGTTTGACGTTGAGTTTACAGCAGTACAGACAGCTCTTAACTCTAAAGCAGACTTAAATGGTTCTGCTACACAACAATTTAGCGCCACTACAGCAGTAGCAGGTACAACTACTACGCAAGTAGCTACTACAGCTTTTGTCGCTGCGGCTATCTCAGCAGCAACACCAACTGCGGCTGAAGTAAACGCACACGCATATCCAGTAGGTTCTATTTATACCTCTATTAGTCCTACTAACCCTGCTACGTTATTAGGCGTAGGCACATGGGTTGCTTTTGGTGCTGGACGTACTTTAATAGGTGTCGATACTTCACAATCTGAGTTTGACACTGTTCAAGAAACTGGCGGTTCAAAAACTCATACATTGACTGAGAACGAACTTCCGTCTCACGACCATATCTCCCCAATGAGTAATGGTGCAGGGTACTCGCCTCCTTTTGGTACTTCCTCTATCTCCTCATCAGCTATTAGGCATTGGGACGATGTACAATCGGTAACTTCTGCGCCTAATACGTCTGATACAGGAGGCGACGCAGCGCACAATAACTTACAACCATACATAACAGTATACTTCTGGAAGAGGACTGCATAATGGCTTTATTTGATAATTTTTTAAGTTCTTTGAAAAGTGATGTCTCACAAGCTAGACAATCTCTTCCTTCTACTGCAAGGGCTTTCTTTGATCCTAATTCTGGCGTAGATAGAAGTCCTAATACTCCTTCTCAAGCAGAACTAATGGCTAATCCAGAGTTAGCTAGACGTACTGAGCAAATGATTTTAGCTGATATGGTTAAAGATAGTCGATCACGCTCTCGCACTTCTGGAAGAAACGGTGTAGGCCCTCAAGGCCCTGCCGTTGACGATGAAACACCTATGACTCCAGCAGAAGCATACTCTGAAGCTATCAGACCCCGTGATGTTACTTACAGTAATATCTTCGGTACGACTGCTTTTGACTCTGAAACTGGCGCTCTATCTACTGAAGCTGCCGACCCGTTCCGACAGTTTACAGAAGGTCTAATGGGACAGCTAAGTGGTGCTATGCAAGCATATCAACAGTTTGACCCTGCTGCTCAAGCACAGCGTTACATAGACGCAACAACAGCACGACAAACTGAGCAGCGAGACTTACAAGATCAGACAAATCTTTCTCGTCTTATTGCTTCAGGTAGCTTAGGCCGTAGCGCACAAGCTCGCGCAGAAAGAGACTTAATAGAGTCACGTGATATACAAGATTTACCGACACAATTTATGGCTGAAGATTTTGCTGAAAAGCAAAGTCAACAGCAGTTAGGCACTATCGGTGGCTTGTTTAATGTAGCAAGCGGTGTAGCACAACAACAGTTTGCACCTTATCAGATTGCACTAGAAACTGTACCTACTCTACAAGAAATTTATGGTGCTCCTCAAGAGCCTTTATTCCAAGAAGGTATGTTTGAGAAACAGCTACAAGCAACTAGACAAGCAAACAGAGCTCAACAATCTTCTGATCTGTTTGGTATGTTGTTTGGTCTACTTTAATAATAGGAGATTTTAAAATGGCTTTATTTAGAGGCGGCCCACGCTCAAATATAACACAAGTAGTTTCTCCTATGTATCAAGGTATCATACAGGCAGAGAAACAAAAAGGACAAGCTGTAAGAGAAGCTATGGGAGCTTTTGGTAAGGCTATTGATCCTAAGACGATAGGCATGCGTAAGTTCAAAGAAGAGTTTGCAAATGCTGATTGGACTAATCCAGAAACCTACTTTACAGCTTCTAAGTTCTTGTCTGAGTTTGATCCTACTGCGGCTATAGATATGTCTAATAGAGGTATGCAGCTACGAGCAGCAACAGCACCTAAGCGTGATATGCAGATTGTTGAAGAGTATGATCCAACAACAGGTCAAATGGTACAAAAAGTTGTAAACTTAGCTACTGTAGCTGAAGGTACTACATATGGCGCTGCTAAAGCCCCTGAGAGTACAATCGGTGATATAAAGGTGGCTGACTTTACTCCTGAGTCTGTTGAGGCATATTCTACAACAGGAAAATACTCTGATTTAGTTCCCGTTGGAGGAACTGATACTGTATTTGGAAAAGTTACTCCTAAAGAGTACACTACAGAATCTATTAAAGCGTTTCAGGCTGGAGGCGCTACAGACTACTCTTTGTTAGTTCCTCGTAATCCTGATCCAGACCCTGATGTTTACTCTATTGAAAAGGTAGTTATGGATGGTCAAGAATTTACTGTAGCTATTAATAGAACTAAACCTACTGATAGAGTCATTATAGGTACTGGTAAAGACATAAGTACTGATAAGCCTAGTACTCTTTCAACACAAGTATCAGAAGCATATGGCTTTGCTGCTGGTACTCCTGAACATCAACAAGAAATGCAAAACCTCTTAGCAAGAAAAGGTACTGTCACAAACCTACCTTCAGCAGCACAACAAATAGGCGAAATACGAGGACAAGTCGAATCTAATCCTACTTATAAAGCAGCAATGCAACGTAGGATTAAAGTAGAAACTGCACAAAGATTAGTTCCAGAGGTAAAAGCAGGAAACGAATCAGCAGTTCCTTTATTAGAACGTACAGTTTCTGAAATATATAATGCAGACACAAGAGCTGCTTCTGAAATTGATCGTCTAGTAAAACGTAAGTCTTGGTCTACTGCTTTCCAAGATTGGTTAGCTGGAGGTTTTCAAGGAACACTATCAAACGCTACGATAGAAGACTTAGATAAAATGATTGAGATTATGGATCAAGCAACTGCTAAATCTGTTAATGACATAGTAGACCTTGAAAATTTATTATATAAGGACATAGAAGGTCTAGACAATGCTGTTGTTTCGCGTACTCTAGATCGTTTCCGTGTTGCTCCTCTAGTAGTAGGGGAAACAGTAGAAGACATTACACAAGGTCGTATAAAAGCTGCTACTCAGCCAACACAAGCCTTAGAGGATGGAATCTACTCAGACGGTAGTGGCGGTCGTTTGGAAGTAATAGATGGGGTGGCATATGAGCTTTGATTGGAGTAGCGCACGTAAGATAGAAGGCGACAACGCAGTACAGCAAGATGATATGCCTACTATAGAAGGTTCTTTTGATTGGGGCAGCTCTGTTCGTCTTCCAAAGGTTGCCGTATCAGAAAGTACCCGTGAACTAATTGAAGATCAGTTTAAACAAGGGCTTGTAGATTTAGGCGTTGGTGTTGTTCCTGATCCATTAATGAACTTTGTTCAAGGACAAGCATTCGATCCTTCTATAGCTGTAGGTACACCTGAAGCACAAGTAGTTGACGAAAGAGTAAGGGCTTCGGTTGCAGATAATTTAGGTCTAGAAATTA